ATCCTACCGCTCGCGTCAATGGCCGGTTGCTCGACTACATGAACCACCGGTTTAACGAAGAACAGCGCGAACTCGGCTCGACTATGTGGGGCGCATACAATGCCCTGACGCATTGGGCGACTCACGTCGACGAAACATGGGAGCGGGAGAACGATGACGGATCGGTCACCGAACTCACCACAGGCCGAGAGAAATCGAATCCGCACCGCGTCCGATTACAGCGCGAAGCAAAGGTACGGAACGTCCTCGAATCGCCACACTGGCTCGCATTGGAACAGGCCGCATGATTGAGATTCTTGCGCTTATTATGCGCTTGGGCTTCATCGCCCTTGCGCTTCTTACTTTAGTTACCGTTTTACGATTTATAGGATGAACAACCATGAAAACTTTAGAAACATTTAAGACTGACCTAGGCACACTACGCACTGACCTCAACGCCACGACCTACCGCGTCGAAAAGGTGCAGGAGCTTCTATCGGATCTTGTCGAGAAACTGGATGGACTCTATGACCATAGCGTATCCAACAAGGATCAGGCCGTTGATCTGGTACGCGCTGTCGATGACTTGAAACCACGGCAGGAGGATCGCCGGTTGTATGCGTCTCATTACAAGATGCTCGCAATCTTGAATGAGTATGGCGTGATGCACCGCGAACATGTGGCGCGTTTGCTCGGCGTGAAAGATCAGACCGTCCAACAAATGATGCACGTTTGCCGACATCACGGTATCGCACACTTGACGACGAAACGTGGTGTTGTTAGTCTTCAATCACTGGCCGATGGGGTCAGCAATAATACAAACTTTAAAATCTAAAGGGGAAACCTCATGAAAACTGAAACAACTTTGAACTTCACTGCCGAACAACTCAACGAACTTAAGCGCATTGTCGATACCGTTGGTTGGTCAACACGTGACGAAAAGACCGGACACATTGATACCTACGTCACAGAGAGCCGCGTAAAGTTTGCGAAGGATCTTGCCGGCGTTCTCAACCGCATGGATACCGCCGCAATTGTCGGATCATCTGACGGCATCTAGAATACGCATTCCCTCGCCGGATTAAGCTACCGGCAACCTTGCCCCCTTAATTGGGGGCTTTTTTTGTCCCTGTCTTTAGTGCCGCGACGGCTTACCACCGGTATGCCCAGAAAACCACCTAAGGTCTTACCGCCAGTGGGGATTGGGTTTTTCTATCGTGTCCATAGTTTCTATGTATCACGCCCCAGACACAGCGGAAACCGAAAGTTTTCAGTTGCGTTTGCCTCGTTTGTTATCCCCCATAAACAACGCACGCGCCCACGGACATATAAGACGGGAGAACCGATGGGGATACAGGACGGGGAGCGATTAAGGTGTGCCGAATGTCTCGGTGAGGGTGGCCAACTGGACAGTTACGATAAAAAAATCAATGACTTAGGGGGTGGCAAGGGACAGGGGGGCTACCCCCACTAGTGCTAGCAATCTCCCCATATTTTTTATGGTTTTGGAAGAGTGTTTCACGCAATGTTTCACACGACGGCTTACCGATGGGGGGCCGACGGCTTACCGATGGGGTACCCCAATGGGGGGTCCCGGCGTACAGACATAAAAAAGCCCCGACAGCAGGGGGTACTGTCAGGGCTCTGGGGTCAACCTGTTGGTGATATGTGGGTTTACCCCGGCGGGCTTACAATCCCATTGTACTGTCGGGGAGAGCATCCGTCAAGAGTTTGGAGAAATTTATTTTTTTGTTGACAGAATTAACTGATGGTAGCCATAATGGTGATGTACCGGGGCCGAAATGGCAGGGGAAATCAACTTTTATAGTCCATGTGAACAAAGTTCCGAGACCAAAGGCCCATGAGTACACCCTCTTTAACACAATTATCACTCATAGGTGATAATCCTCCGTTTTTTTAACACATATATGTGATAAACCATGAACCTCCTCCCCCAAAAGAGTAAAAAGCGTGAACTCTCCGACCAACAGCAAGCTTTCCTTACCGCGCTCTTCGAGAACGGAGGTAACTTCTCGAGGGCGTGCGAAGTGTCGGGTTACTCGCAGGGTTCCATCGGACATCTCAAAGAGTCTCTTGCCGACGAGATTATCGAAGGAGCACGGAATATTCTTGCAGGTGGTGCTCTCAAGGCCGCAAATAAGCTGGTCTCAACCATTGACGCCCCGGAAATTGAGCGTGGAGATAATGTACGGCTCCAAGCCGCCGAATCTCTCCTCAACCGAGTGGGTCTCGGGAAACAGGAGACTCACAATGTCAATGTCCAAGCTATACATGGGGTGGTACTACTCCCCCCGAAGAAAGAAATGGTTGTAGATGTACTGGAAGGCAGAGAATAATCCGTTAGGTCGAGAGATAAATACTCTCCCTCTCGAGGAACTAACCCCCCTCTACACATTTCATCCAAAGATTAAGCAAGAAGTTCTCGATTCTATTAAAGAACGCGGACTAATTAACCCGATTATCGTAGTACCTCACGGAATTTTAGACAAAAAACCCGAAAAATACACAAAGTACTATGTACATACGGGAAACAATCGGTACTGGGCCGCTGTCCAAGCGGGAGCTACTCAAATTGATGCCTACATCTGTGAAAACTTGAAGGAGTTACCGGACTTAGAGCAAAAAATGTACATAAATCCGAGATTTTATGACGGAAACGATTGACGAACAGCCAAAAAAGAAAGGCGGACGTCCAAAAAAGGACCCGAATGCCCCGAAAGCACGGTACAACCTCTCTATTGCTGAGAAAGCGCGTCGTGCAACGCAGGCGAGTATCCGAAGGTCTAAGAAAGACGCAGAAAAGAAACGAGCCGCCGCTACAAAACAAGCATACCGCGCAAATGTAAGAGAAAAAGCCGCCTCGAAGGTAGAAACAGCCCTAAAGGGCGAAAAATCACGGGTAATCGACCAAGGAGACCTGAATGTTCTACCAAAAGCTGTTCAAGACCTCGTTGGCGAGTCTGAAATCGTATTTCAACCAAATGAGGGGCCTCAAGAAGAGTTTCTCAGTGCTCCAGAGCAGGATGTGCTATATGGGGGCGCGGCCGGCGGCGGAAAGAGCTTCGCTCTTCTTGCTGATCCTCTCCGCTATTGTCACAACCCTAACCATCGGGGGCTTCTTCTCCGCCGTACTCTCGATGAATTGACTGAACTCATATCAAAGTCGAAACAACTGTATACCAAAGCGTTTCCCGGTGCCGTATTCCGTGAGAGTAAGTCGACGTGGGTCTTCCCCTCTGGGGCTACTATATGGTTTTCCTACCTCGATAAAGACAAAGACGTTACTCGATACCAAGGACAGGCATTTAACTGGATAGCAATCGATGAAATTACCCAGTACCCCACCTCCTATGTCTGGGACTACTTACGGTCACGTCTCCGTTCAACAGACCCCGAGCTATCCCAGAATCTCTCCATGCGCTGTACGGCAAACCCCGGCGGCGTCGGAGGATGGTGGGTTAAGAAAATGTACATCGACCAAGGAGACCCCGGTAAGCCATTCGTTCCCTCCGATGTCGAGTCAGGAAAGCCATACGTATACCCTGAGGGACATGAGAAGGCAGGCCAGCCGTTGTACTGGAGAAAGTTCGTCCCCGCCCGACTTACTGACAATCCGTACCTTATGCGGGACGGACAATACGAAGCGATGCTTCTCTCCCTCCCAGAAGTGGAGCGAAAGCGTTTACTCGATGGCGACTGGGACGTTGCAGAAGGTTGTGCATTCCCAGAGTTCCACAAGTTTAAGCACGTCGTCGATCCTCACGACATCCCAACAAACTGGCCCCGAATCAGAGCGGCCGACTACGGATACGCAAGCCCTTCGTGCATACTCTGGGGTGCAATCGATTGGGACAACAACATATGGGTCTATCGAGAACTTTACGTAAAAAACTTTACAGCAGAGCAACTTGCCGCTAAAATATTAGAAATGGAGGAGTATGATCCCCCTATGCACTATGCGGTGCTCGACTCCTCATGCTGGAACCGTACGGGATACGGCCCTTCTATCGCTGAAACAATGATCCGGATGGGATGTCGTTGGACACCTTCGGATCGTTCTCGTATTCAGGGAAAGATGGAGATTCATCGTCGTCTTGGCGACAATGAGTTCACCGGAGAGCCCACCGTTAAGTTTTTCAACACGTGTACAAATATAGTAAAGCAATTGGCGGGAATCCCTCTGTCGAAAACAAACTCTGAAGATGTTGATACCAAAGCAGAGGACCATGCATATGATGCTCTACGGTATATGTTAATGACTCGTACATCGGGTTACGTCTCCATCCACAAAACCTTGAACGACATCAAGAATAGCACATTCCAGCCACAGGATTCAACATTCGGGTACTAAATGGCAGAATTTAATCCCACTACAGTTACGATAGGCGACCTCGCCCGGATATACTCTGAAGAGCAGGGCCTAGTAAACCCGATTTCTTTGGGCACACTCTTATCGCCATATAAAGATACACCTGCCCTCGAGTTTTTTGAGGAGACAGATGCGGATATTTCGGAAGCACGTTCCGTCTTAAAAAAGGCACAGGGACAGGTTACTGAAGGTGAACTTTCTCAAAATGCGATAAAAGGTGCGCTAAAGAACTTACGTTACCTCAGTAATCGCCTCTACAACTCTTATGACCGCAACCCTCCTGAGTTCCTAGTAAGTAACGAGAAAAACACTCCTAAAGCCGCTCAAGAGTTTTTTGGGGTAAAAGAACCGCCTAAGGCTGTATCCAGCTTACAGGTAAACCCCGATCCTGAAGTACGGAAAGAGTTTATCCAAGAGTTAATGGACTATGCCGCGGCTAATCCAAATAAGAAGCCCCACGTACGGGCTATTCTGTTCGGATTAAACACAGGCTTCCGTCCAAACGCAAACATCGGTGTTACGACAGGTCAATACATCCCTTCAAAGGGTGCATTGTATATTCGCCCAGAAGTGACAGGGGCAAAGGGCAATCCTATTTCAGTGCCTCTGAACGACATTGCTGACTCAATGTTACAGCAACAGCTCCGTGAAAATAAAGAAGCGATTGAAAAAACTGGGAAGCTCTTCGTAGACGCTGACGGCAAGCCCCTTAAAACATCGGATATCAACAAAGTTTTAGAAGAGATCAAGGTACCCGAGCTTGTCTACGACGCAAAGAGCGGAGAATACTACGATTCCTTCAAGCCTAAGGACGGCGACGGCTCTAAATTCGGGATGTCATTGTTCCGTAACTACCACACTACTACTGCCCTTAAACTCGGTATCCCAGACAACGTAGTTGCAAAGCTACAGGGCCGGAGCATGAAAGCGTACGGTAAGGGTAGCACAGGCGAACTTTACACATACAATTCCCAGTTTCCGGGAGATGTCTCAGATTACGAGCGTGAACAGGCCAATATCCTGACCCGATCTTACGGACCAGATATCGACGCCGCAAAGCGTAATATCCAAAGCATAACGGACCCAGATTTTACTTTTGACTGGGGCGGTGAAGCCGATACGGTAAAGACACGTATCACAGAAGCCACAGAAGGCTACGGAACGGATTATTTCAAGAGAGAAGTAGCTGACCAAGCTCCTGCAACAAAAGCCGGCTCACGGACCGCTGAGAAGGCCGCACAGGTATCCGACGATGACATTATCGGTAAAATCCTAAAAGGTTTCGGTAGAACCATGTCCGTAGTCCCTGTAGTAGGTCTTGGAGCGTCCGCGCTATTTAAATCAGAAGAAGTTAAATCAGACCCGACGAAGACGCCGGCAGAAGGTGCACTCGAGTTTGTAGCAGAAGAATTCACCCCATTGGGTGTGACAAAACCGGTGGTGGAAGCCGCCGCAGAGCCTGTGGCTCAAGAGTACGAAGAACAAGCAGAAGAGGCGGGCCTCGCCGGCGATGAAGAATCCCAAGTTTTCCGTTTGTTCGGGGAAGATCCTTTTAAATAACCTTACGTAAGGAAAATAATTATGAAATACGACGCATCAATGATCATGCAATCAGACAAGAAAGGTGTCGATGAGTCTTGCGGTGAAAACAACTTGTACCGTGAAGCTCCAGACTTCGACACAGTAGCTAAGACAGACGTTTTAATCGAAGACGCGGCTAGTGCAGGTAAAAAAGCACCACTTGATTCTATGATCTTAAACGCAGACAAGCAACCTGTATAAAGGTAATTGAATATGGCAGATGGGTTCCTCAACAAACCGAGCGACGACACAGTCGAAGTCCAAGACGCGCAAGAACAAATGCCGGGTCTTGCTGGCTACGTCCAGAATAAGTTCGAGGACTCGGAAAATGGCCGCCGTACTTTCGAGAACAGGTGGATACAGGCGTACAAGAACTTTCGGGGTATTTACGATAGTTCTACGCAGTATCGCGACAGCGAACGGTCTAAGGTTTTTATTAAGATCACGAAGACTAAAGTTCTCGCGGCATACGGTCAAATCATCGATATCCTTTTCTCTAACAAGAAATTCCCTATCGTTGTAGAGTCCACGCCTGTTCCTGAAGGGATTGCAGAGTTTGCTAAGGCCCCGAGCCCAATCGACTCTATCCTCGAGGACCCATATGGCTACCCCGGTGACGGTCGTGATGAACCCTCAGATCGTCTCGGGCCCTACTCAGAAACTGCGGCCGTTGAGGGCGTAGCAAAGATGGGCGAACCCCAAGTATCGCCCGCAAAAGAAGCGGCTCGGAAGATGGAAGAAACTATCCAAGACCAGCTTCTCGAAACAGGTGCCGTGAATGTGTTGCGTAACTCAATCTTTGAGGCGGCACTCTTAGGCACAGGGATCGTCAAAGGTCCTTTCAACTTCTACAAGCACGCGCATAAGTGGGAGCGAGACGAAGAAGGTAACCGTGTATACGCACCAGAAGAAAAGATTGTGCCGAAGATCGAGCACGTCTCTTGCTGGGACTTCCACCCTGATCCATCAGCGACAAGCATCGAAGACTGCGAGTATGTTATCCAACGTCACCGCATGAACCGCGTACAACTACGTGGGCTGATGTCACTCCCTTACTTCGACAAGGCGGCGATTGAGCGTACAGTTATTCGTGGACCAAACTACGAAGACAAGTACTACGAAGACACCATCCGCGAGGATGATACAGAGCCTTACTACCAAGAGAACCGCTATGAAGTACTAGAGTATTGGGGTGTTCTCGACGCAAACTTCGCACGTGAAGTAGGTATGGAATTACCTGATACCGTGAGCGAGATTGATCAGGTGCAAATTAACGCATGGGTGTGTGGCAGTGAAGTACTCCGTTGCGTACTCAACCCCTTCACTCCTGCACGTATCCCTTTCCGGGCATTCCCGTACGAAGTCAACCCCTACCAACTATGGGGTGTCGGTGTTGCGGAAAACATGGAAGATGCACAGATGTTGATGAACGGCCACGTACGTATGGCTATCGACAACTTGGCACTCGCAGGTAACCTCGTATTTGACGTGGATGAGGCATCTCTCGTCCCCGGACAGAACTTTGACATCTTCCCCGGTAAGGTATTTAGACGCCAGTCGGGAGTTACTGGTACGGCAATCAACGGGCTCAAGTTCCCGAATACTGCACCCGAAAACATCCAAATGTACCAGATCGCACGTCAGCTATCTGACGAAGAGACAGGCATTCCTTCTGTGATGCACGGTCAAACAGGAGTTACTGGCACAGGCCGTACTTCCTCCGGTTTGTCGATGTTGATGCAGGCAGGGGCACAATCTGTAAAAACTGTAATTAAGAACATCGACGACTACCTGCTAAAGCCACTAGGAGAATCCTACTTCCAGTGGAACATGCAGTACAACGATGATCAGCCAGACATTATCGGCGACTTGGAAATCAAGCCACGCGGCACTGCGGCAGTGATGCAAAAAGAAGTACGCTCACAGCGTCTCATCGCACTGCTACAGACGGTTGCTAACCCAATGCTCGCACCATTTGTCAAGCTACCGAATCTCGTACGTGAGCTCGCTATCTCACAGGATATCGACCCAGACGAACTGGTCAATGATGTAAACGAAGCTCAGCTCTACGCTGAAGTACTGAAAGGAATGCAAAATGTTCAACAAGGAGCAGGCCCAGATGGTGGCCCCGCTGGTCAACAACCCGCAGGCATGGGACAGCCTAACGGCGTACCTAATGGCCCTCCACCAGTTGACTCTTCGGGGGTTGGTAACGGCACAATCGGAACGGGAAATGTTCCAGTTGCAGGGGAAGATGGCTTTACTGGACAACCTCCTACACCTCAAGGATAACCACAGGAACGTAATCGATAATGGCTAACTACGGACGGGGTTACAGTGTTTTTGATGCGGTTCGTGCGCGGGTGCGGAGCCAAGCGATAGGCCAGCCTCAGACTCCTACGCAAGGCTACGGCACAAAGCCCGGCGATACGGGATTACGTACAGGTGTCCCCGGTGCAGTTGGCACAGGGATGTACGACTCTCCATTCATGGAAACTCCCGAAAACGTATTCACCCAAGATAAAGCCACGGGTGCTGTGAATGTAGAAGCAATCACAGAAACCACGATGTCTGCCCCGTTCGGTCAAGAAAAGATATCAGGAGCAAAGGCCGCCGCAGAATCTAACTTGGGATACTACGGTCCGTACGACCATGCCTCAGGCTTTGGCCGTGCCGCTAACTCTTTCACTGCCGTCATCGATCCAACTCCTTTCGGATTTTTCGGCGGGATGTTGAGCGGTACAACTACTGTAAATCCGTACGGTAAAACTGTCGCAAAACCTTTAGGTGCGCTCGGTGCAGTAGCCGAAATGAATATCGAGAAGCAGTACGACATTGCA